AAAAAATTTTTAGTTACAACTTGACCTTTTCCTTTTGTTTCATGATGGTTCACAACATGTTTCAGTCACATATATAATAAAAAAAATTTTAGTCACAACTTGACCTTTTCCATTTGTTTGTGGAAGGTTCACAACATGTTTCAGTCACATATATATAAAAAAAAGTTTCATCATGATTCACATATATATATAAAAATTTATACTATTTCGTCATAAAAATCTATAAACATTTTAAGACGACTATCAGTGTAAGCGCAAACAACAAAATATTCTTCACGAAAAAAACCAACAACTACATTACGATGTTCAATATAGTCACAACGCGACGCACGAAAAAATGTCCGACGTTAACGATTCGCTGCGACGCAGCATTTTCTCGGAAGCACTTGAGAAGCGACTATATGAAGACGCTGAACAGATGATACTCCGTCGCTCGGACGCTTGTTTGAATCTTTCGTTGGACGTGTCAAGATTACACAGCGACACGAAGAAGAAGCTTTTAGAAACGTGTTTGAACCTGGTCGAGTCGAATACGTGGGAGCCGAACACTTTTAATTACGCGTGTGATCCAGAAGGTTTACACGAGATGGCCACGATAAAAATAGATGATGCTCCCAAGTGTTTTATGAAGATAGACTACATACAGAGCTACGAGGAAGAACGATACCCGGACGATATTTCCAAGGAATGTGTCCGTGTCATAACTCTCGCTACTTCAGACGAATATTAGAGTTTTAATTACAAAAAAGGTAGTCTCTATAATCTTGATAAACGGCGCACTCATATCCAAGAATCATAGATAGTTGGATGATGTTATTTATGCAAGTCAGAGTCTCACTCATTCTACGAGCAGATAGGTCTAAGGTTCGTCGTGTACTATACTCATACATAATATGAAGATTTCTTCAATAATATGAAAATTCACACCACGAAAAGACATATCACGTTTCCTAAACCCCATCAACCTTCATAACTGGGGGGGAATTTGGACGAAATCCAATCGACGTACCCCACACTGTCCCCAACAAATATACGTTGACTATACGAAGACGTACATGAATCTAAAGTGAGTAGTTTCTCAAAGTGTTCAAACTCCTTCGCACACCGTTCTCCATCTAAGACGTTCGCAAAATACACATGCCCGTCGTTCTCCGTGGAATCTAACCACTGCATCTGCGTCTTTACGAAGAAACCCACGTCACGAAGACGAGACGTCTGGTTTCCACCGTGTCCGACGATAAACTTGAAATTAATGTATACGACGTTTTTACCGAAAACCTGTTTACCGTCAAAGTTTTCGGTGAAATCGTGGATATTGCCGAGGGTGCGTTGCTCGACGAGTCGCACGTCATTGTCATAGAGTCCGATGGGTCGCACGTGAAAACGCACGGGTGGACTTGGTTTCAACACATCCACACCCGTGGCCTTTCCTACCTGGTCGCGCTGGTAGTCTTCATACGCCGTGCTAGAAGCACCATCCCCGAAGTGTTCCTTCTTTCGTTCTTGTGTCCACTCGTACCCTCTTAACATACATTACAAAAGATTCATATCTCTAATTATTGAGTGTACTATGGCATATGCGAGGTCGAAGGGCATCCTTTTCCTAGCAAATTCCCTATATTGTGGTAAAAATAAACTCCACGTATCGTTCCTCTTTTCCACGAGATACCTGTTAAACCTCGTGGCAATCTCACGCTGTGCCTTCTCCGTGAGTGTCACCCCTTCAATGCACAAGGTTGCGTATGTGCGACTCGAGTGCTTACCCCTGTATACATCCTCGGGTGCATATTTCATGCTACAGTCCAGTGCGTGCAACGTGAGCCCAGTCAACCCTTTCGGTTCCTGGTCCTCGACGTATCGTGTTATTTTCACACCCGGATTCGTCGTGATGTCGTAGATGTCCCCACCAATGATCCACTTCTCCGATGCACGCATGGTGAACGTGCGCGTCTCCCCACCAGGGACCTTTTCCCATGGAACATGCTGCACATCGATTGGTCCATCCACCTTTTCAAAAGAGAATGCAACCACCGCCGTGCTCGTGTCAGGGAAGACCTGCTCCTCGAAATATTTTACGTGGGTGATTTTGTATTTCTTCATGAATGCGTGGCGACAGTTAAAGTCCACATCCCTTTGAGACTGAAAGAATCCCACGGGAATGATGAGCAACCCACCGAGACAGTCATTGAGTGAGTGCATGAAACACTTGTACAAGTCGTTGGTGTTGTACTTTTCAAAGTACGTCTTATCCGGTGTTTTGTTCCTCGCCAGGTATGGGGGGTTCGTGATGACCCATGCCCCCGTGTACTCCGGTGGGTTCAGAAGGGTATCCCTCTTCTGCACTCGTGCGTCTTTAGGTTCGATGTCGTACGCCTCGTACGTGTATCCTTCACCCAACCAGTCGAGGAGGTCGCCCTGCCCCGCGAACGGTTCCACCACTCGCGAACCGGGTGGGGGTTTCTTGAGACCTTCTAAAATATATCCATGATTCACTGTATAAAACTGACCCCTCTCTTTCTTTGAAGACATATATTAACAAGTGGGTTTATGTTTTAAGTCTCTCCATTGACATTTTTTCAAGTTGGACATCCAATATAAATTTCTTTAAAAAATGGGGCAACATTCGCCACGCAAGGGGTTGGTCGCTCTCATTGTAATGGTCGCGCATGTACTCGGGGACTCTCCACAACTCGCGACCTACGGCGAGTGTGATGAGATACACGTCTTGTGCGGTGCCCGTGACATATTGGTAGACAAAGGTTTCTGGAAACTTTTTACAAAAAGCTTTTAAATAAAGAAACATTACTTAATAAAAAATTTATTCTTTTATATTAGTATATATGAATTTGACATTTATAGGTCAGGTCTATGGTAATCTCATCCTCCAGTGCGCCATCGCTCTCTCCGTGGCCAAGAACCCCACCGTGGAAGAAAGTGTGCGTCGTAATATGCTCGCGTATGTCTTAGGTTCAATTGGTCTGATACTAGCCCTCGCCTTTGCCAAAGCATCTCAACCCGTGCGCTTCCTCCTCCTCACCATGTTTTCCGCCATCTCGGGTGCACTCATGTCAACAAACAAACCGTCGTCTGAACTACTCCAAGAAGTACTCACCATCTTTGTCACACTCGTCGCGGTGGGGGCCACAACAGCTCTCCTTGGGTTTGACCTACGAACGATGTACATCTTCCTGTTCGTCGCACTACTGGCACTCATCATCATGAGAGCCTTCTCTGGTTTGAAATTGTCTCAAGTGGGGGCTTTTATTTTCGGTCTGTTCGTCATCGCCGATACGAATGCTATCATGCAAAAAAATTATAACGGAGACGTCGTTCAAGCTACTCTTGATTACTTTTTAGATTTCATAAATCTACTTTCTTTTGTTGAAGATGAGAACACTTAGAATACTGACAGTTCTCAATGAGTTCTCCAGTGATTAAATCATAAATCTCTACACGACGACCCGCACATTCAGCCAGACTTGTGCACTTATAGTATCGTCTTCGGATATTCTTTTTTTCGTTTATCTTTTCACCATAGACTCTCCATTTCTGTTCGAAGCGTGTGGGGGCGACACCCGTTTCCAAGAAACGTAAATATTCGTGCTCCTCGGGTGTAAACATGTACCAGTCCATCTCCATCTTTTTTTTTCTACCACCATTACAGAGAATGACATCACTGGGGGACTTACCACAAAAAACTCAATATGTTATCGTTGATTCAAATTTCGTGAGAGGTTCCAATAACATATTTAGTGTCGATTTAACACTAGAATCAAATACACATGTCGAAGATATGAGCAAAGTCATAGGGGTAAAGATGGTTGATTTCTATCTCACACAGGTGGGTGAAAATAACTCCAACTTAAGCACAAACGTTGCGAAGTTTGTTGACGTCATATGCCCAGACATACCAAAGAAGGCCCAACTGCTCGATGAACGGAATGGACTCATTCTTGCCCGTGTACCCCTGGAGAGACACTTTAGTGGGTCCAACGGTATCGTCATCAGAGACAAACAATGGAAAGCCTTCCCACGAACAACCCAACTGTTCAACCCAATAAGTATGAAAAGACTAAACTTTAAAATATATGAATATCAAGATGATGGGGACTACGTGCTCTTACAACCAGATGCGAGTTGGCACATGATATTGGAAATTACAACGGTAGATGTTAAAGAAAAACCTAAAGATAAAAACGTACAAATTCTTCAAGCCCTTGACAAGTTATGCTCCAAAATTGATACACTTAACAAAAACGTCGCCAAACTTCCAGATAAACCCCCTGGTGGTCCAAAGAAAAAGTACCCCTTCGCCTATCTCATGATTATTATTGCTACTCTATTTGGTGGTTGGATGTGGTGGATTCGGCATGCAACTGCCGCATAAGCTTACATACTTTCACATATGTCCATTCTGGCATATCTGTGTCATCTATGTAAGTCATGAGTGCTACTATATCCACGGGTTCCCTCGCCTGCTCCACATCACCGATGAGCTTACGTATTTTATGTAACAAGTTGACTCCATACAACCCACGTTGTTTTGCAAAATCCATGATACGATGGAGTATGCGTTTGTGCCTCGGTCCAACAAGAAGAATCTCTTGTTGTAAGATGTGTACAAATCGCGCACTCCACTCTTTGTTGTTGCTGTACAGCGCCACTATGTTTTCATACGCATATCTCGGTCGTAAAAGAACCCAATCTTTAAAACCCGCCCCAATTTCATACCCAAATTCGTGTGTACATTTGTCCACAAGAAACTTGAATGCATTTGGACTTTTTCTTAGAGCCTCTTCAAGATAGCAGCGGCGCATAGATTCACGGTGCACTTGGATATCGAGATGAGACCACAGGTATTCTAATATATGCACATCATCAGCAGCTATGGCCTGTGTAAATATATCGCGCTGATACTGATAGATATAATGGAAACGCCACCGAAAGTTTTCTTCAAACCAGTGGACCACATCGATTGACCCACTCTTTATAGCAAAACCCAACATACTTCTGTATGTAAATTCACTAATTGCGACAATCCCCCGGTAATAGTTCAAATACACAAAATCACACATATCAAGGTGGTGCCCAGCCATCGCGTTCATCATCAACGTTTCAATCTCATCTCTCGTATAAGGACCTTGATGATGGTCGGCGACGACATCGCGCCACCCCTCCTTTGCAGCTGCATTCATGACGTCCCACCACGATGTACGACCGGCGTCCATCTCCTTTACTTTGTCGTATACGCGTCGGTCTCCACACGCGATGGCCCCGCACAGGGTTTTTGAATGCCACGTATCTTTAAGGGAATCAATGCATTTTACATGGCGTCTTTTTGCGGCTATATATGTATTCGTGCATGATTTACAAGTCATTGCGTCAAATTGTGACGTACGCGGGCCTCTTTCCAACTATTTGTGCAGGAAGCCACGATGTATTTAGTGTGTGTTCTTGCAGAGATACTGGGGGAGTGATTGAGTAAAAAATTAAGCAGTCGCCTTCTTGGCACGTGTCGTCTTCTTCGGCGCCGAGGTCGATGCCTCCACGACAGGGGCCTCCGGAGCCGCTGGAGCCGCTGGAGCCGCTGGAGCCTTGGCCGACACACACTTGCACGCACACGTACCGTCAGCACCTGGCTTACCTCGCGGTCCTTGCGGACCTTCGGGACCTGCGGGACCACGCGGACCCGCGACGCCACCGCCGAGACCACCCTCTTCGACGATCTGAGTCAACGTAGTGAGGATGCCATACAACTTGTCTCGGTCAATGCGCGGGCGTTCCAATTCCTGAGCAATTTCTTGTCGGAGAGCGTCCATGACTTTGTTTATTATACATAAAGCTAAGATAATCTTTAATCAGTAAGGACATGATTTTCATAGGCCCAACCCT